GTTTCCTGGTTTGCACTCATTGTCTCTTATCCTCCTTTAGCACATGTCCCGTACTTCTTTCATGATATCCTTACCGTTTACCTTATAGACCCCATTGTAACGGTCGATTTCCAGCTGGGTCTTTCCATTAACAACGATCTTGCAATAACTAAGTCCCAGTGTAAGACTGGAATTCATTTTGCTTCCCGCTTTCATGGTTCCAGGAGTGAACTTCTTTACAACACCCCTGACGGAAACACTGATATTCTGGTATGCTACCTTTCCGGTTCCAGGATCTGCTCCCTGGATTGCTCCATTAAGAGTCAGATCAGCTGACTCCGTTGGATCCATAATAGAAAACGTATCCTGGCAAAGAGACATGAACGGGATCTCCATTTCCAGTTCATCGATCAGACCGATAACTGGAACATCCATGTTACCGCCTGTTCCAGCGCCTTCCATACTGTCCGTCAGGTTCGTAACTTCCGGAAGCGTCAGCTCTCCTGCTACTCCGATCAGCTGTTTTCCATTCTTATACACGTTATAGCGATTGATCAACTGTGTGCGAATCATATTATCCCTCCTGTTCCATTACGTTTTCCAGTGTCGATACATCAAACTCCATTTCTGCGTTGATATATTCCACCGGTGTATAAGGCGCAAAGAAAATATGAAGTTTTAAATGTCCATTCAGGATATCCTCTGTTGTATTTTCTTCCTGCCTGTATTCCGCATAAAGCCCGGCACACATTCCAGAAGCTACCAGCGAATTGCCCCAGATATTGAAGCTGTTCACGATATCATCCACTGTGCGGCGGTTCATATTGCTGTCTAAACGGTTCCTGTATACCGTTACAAAGTAATTGGCAACGTAATCAAACATGCGCCGGCAGCCGATCCAGCGGTCTTTAGGATCTGTATTTGCCGGATAGCAGCCTGTATTATTACCATATGCTTTCCAGACGGTGTCATGGAATGCTGTAACGATTCCAGCTCCGTTTAAATCTCCCGCCTGCACCTGATCCAGGAATACTTCTGTTCCATCTGCCAGAACAGCTCCATCTACGTTTAATTCTTTATTGGACGGGTACAGATATGGCACATCCTCATTTAAAGCTGTATTGTAGCTTGCCATTGCACCATAAACAGCAGAATATGCACATTTCTTACCGTTTACAAGTACCTGAGGCCAAAGCACAACGGAATGTTCTTCATCATATCCCTCATCCGACTTTACCTGTTCACAGTCGGTATACTTCTTTGCTTTTTCTGAATCCAGATCCAGTAAGCACATGCTGCGGAAAGCTCCGCTGATGTCCTCACACTTTCCCTGGAGAGCCGCTCCAACATTGGGGTTTTCTGTCCATCCGGGAGCCATTAAAAAGCCTGGAACT